TAATCGTGATATCATCTTTCATAGGCGTATCGTTCCTTTTGGAAGTTCTGGCAGGCTTCAGCACCCGCCACGATACGCCACCTCCTCAAACTGCGTCACCCAGATTCGCGTATAGCTCATCGAATGGTGGCAATGGCGTGAGTCTGCGACCTGTTGCACCAGGTCGGCTGTACGGCTTGCGCTGTGCGAGCCCGGACGCTGGAGGCGATCTTGCGCGCGAAGGCTACAGCTCGGGGACCAGTGCAGCGACAGCCCTCGCGACAAGGGCCGCCCACAGGATTTTCGATGCCCTCTCTGACCCGGACAACGGCAATCTCTTGGAAGATGTCGATCCGTCCTTCTACGGCGTGATTGTCAAAGCGCTGCTCGTTCACAGGGCTGGTTGGGGAGGCATTGGGGACCTGCTCGATCAGACCTGGCAACCACAAGGGCAAGGCACGCATGTCGTTCGGCGGGACGGCATCGCGCGCCTTCTCGGCTATGGCCGCCCTGCGGTGCAGGAGGCCATGGAATGTGCAACAAATCGCGCGACGATGGTCGGCTATGGCGAGATCCCCGCGGGCGAGCAGGCAGCCTTGTACCGCATCCCACTCCCGCCAAGCCTTGAGCGCGTGCGTGAGCCACGAGCGCTTACGGTTTCTTTGGCGTGGTTCTCCCCGGTCAATATCCGCCATCAAGCGTACCGAAGAGCCAAACTCGAGATCGCCCCCGAAAACCCCGAGACACGGTTCGGCGTCAAGAGGGTGCCCGGCCAGCCGTCCGACAAGGCAGTGCCCCGTGGATCCTTGTTTCACGTTCGCTATGCAGGGGAACGAGCGGTGGCGTTCGTTGACGGCAACACCTTGGCACTTCGAGTATTCTGCCGCGAGCAAGGCGGCGCTCTTGATCAGTCGATCCGCTATGGGCTGGCCGTAACCGTCGAAGCGGGTGAAGCGATCCGGGTCTATGAGGAGGTCCGACAGGCTCTAGGCATTCGGCCGCGGGCCTGATTGTCGGCTTAAGCGTGGATGACTCGAAAGCCATGGGAAACCGTGAGACAGATCAACACCTCAGGGCAGTCTGGAACCAGAAGACGAGCCCCGTGGTGCTGAGACGAGGAGGAAAAGGTCAGCTCTTGCGGGCTCGACTTCCTTATAGCGAGGACAATCGTCGATGGCTTCAGGACGGCCGACGAAGCAGACCGACATGGTCGGATGAGCATAAATGCTGGGAACTGCCAAAAGCGTGGTTCAACGGGTTTGTTGAACGAGCGCTGCGGCGGTACGGCGAACTGTACATCATTCAGCCGTACCGCGAGCAGGAGAAATGCGCTCCAGCCTGCCTGAACGCCACGGGTCATGAATGCCAGTGTTCATGTATGGGGGCGAACCACGGTGCCGGCAACGATGGGAGCTGGTTCGAAGTGTCCGAAGCATTTGCAACGAGATGGGGCGAGCAACACCTCGCCTGCAGAAAGCTTGTTCTGAAACGATAGGCGCATGGCTGACGAGCGGCATTGCTCGCACGAAAAATGGCAGCCGCAACATTTGATCCGAACAGCTGGAGAAAGACAATCTTGGGCGACGTATCATCGCCGATACCGCCACTCCCGCGATGCCTCGCGCCCGCCCTCGTCGCGCCGCCGATACCGCTCCCAGCCGTTCGCCTTGAGGTAGGCCGAGACGCGCATCTGGTCTCCGCGGGTCCATCGGGCCGGTTCAAGCCCGATGGCCTCCTCGAGGATTTCGCCGACCGACACATCCTTCAGCGGCTCCGGGCGCGGCACGCTCTCGGTGCGGGAGTTGCCGTAGTCGGGGAAGCCATCTGAGTCGGTCCGGATCTCGTGGGTCAGCCAGTGTTCGATCAGGTCGTCCCAGGCGTCGGACTGGTAGCGGCGGTCCTGTTCCTCGCGGGCTTTCTCCAGCAGCGCGGGGTCGTCGATCCACCAGATCGCGCCGGCGCGGAAGCGGTGGACGGCTTCGGCCCAGAGCTGGTCCCGGTCGCGGGCGAGCGCCGCGATGTCGATGGCGCCGCAGCGCAGCGGCCAGAAGCGACGGTTGCCGGTCTCGTCGCGCAGATAGGTGTCGGGGTTCACGGTGCCGGCGAAGACGCACTGGCGGGGCACTTCGACGGTGTAGCGGCCGTACGGCGGGCGGAAGCGGTCGGTGGTCCGCGTCAGGAACGCCTTGATACGCGAGACCTCGGCACGGCCGATGGCGTCGAGCTCGGCGATCTCCACGATCCAGACACCCTGCATGTGCAGCGCTGCGTCCTTCGACCCGAGCTCGGGCAGCTCGTCGGTGAACCATTCCTCGCCGGCCAGCACCTTGATCGCGGTGGACTTTCGCGCACCCTGCGGCCCTTCGAGGATGAGCATGTGGTCGGCCTTCACGCCGGGGCGGTAGATCCGGGCGACGGCCGAGATCAGCCAGAGCGCGCCGATGGTGTGGTTGAACGCGGTAGGTTCCGCGCCGAGATAGGCGCTGGTCCAGGTCTCGACCCGGGGCGTGCCGTCCCATGTCAGGCTGTCGAGCCAGTCGCGGACGGGATGGATGCGCAGCTCGCGGGCGACGGCGCCGACGGCGCGGCTCACGACGACCGGCGCCACGTTGATGCCGCGCAGCTGCAGCCATTCGGCGGCGCGGATGTCGTCGGCGTCCTCCCAGGGGCGTGGAAGGGACGCGCCGGCACAATCCCACGGCAGCGGCTGGCGCACCACGATCTCCTGCCCGAATTCGTCGAAGGCGAGCACGCCGGCGAAGGCAGGATCGGAGGTCAGTGCCACGATGACGTTGGCTTCGTTGCGCTCGGGCGCGCCGGCGAGATCGAGCCGCAGGCGCCTGAACCATGCGGGCTTCGGGATCGGCGCGTGCGGATCGCCGGTGGCGTTGACCCTACGGCGGAGCTCGGCCAGCTGCTGGGTCAGGACGGACATGCCGATGCCGGTCGCGGACTTGATGCGCGCGATGACCTGCCGTTCGGGCAGCGGGTCGAGCTTTGCAAGCGCGATGCGCCCCAGCAGCGTGGACAGCGCTTCGAACTCGGGCGGGTTCGTCAGCGCCTCGGCCGCGGCGATCAGCGTCGCCGGATCATCGGCGGAGGCGACGATGGGCTTGGCCGCCTCCAGTTCCTCGGCCTGCGGCTCCGCTGCAGTTTCCGTGTCGCGCGTGTAATCCTCGGCGCGGGCGCCACGCTGCAGATCGTCGTTGAAATCGTCGCCGTGGAGCGGGGCGACGATCTCGTTCGGGATGTCTGCGCGGTTCAGACGGTCCGAGAGCGTCGCTCCCGCCTGGCGGCCGGCGTCCCCGGCATCGCCGTAGATTGTGACGCGGCGGGTGCCCTCAGGCCACTGGAACCGCGCCAGACTGTCGGCCGACAGCGCTGCCCAGACCGACGTGCCAAAGAGCGCGTGCGCGGCGAGCGCGGTCTCGATCCCCTCGGCGATCCCGATGTGGCCGTCCTCGGGCATCGGGAACAGCCGGACCACAGCGTCCTTCACGCTACCGAGCATCTTCTTGCCGGGGGGCGCCTTGGCGCTGCCGTCGTCGCGAAGGAAGGTGCGGTGGATGCCCGGCGCGCGCTCCCCGTCCGGCAGCCGCAGGATCGCGATCAGCCCGGGCCAGCCGCGGCAGCTGTCGAAGTCCGGAAGGTCGGGATGGAACAGAAGGTCGGGCGAGCCGGGAACCGACAGCCCGCGGGCCCGCAGATAGGTCTCGCCCGGCGTGCCTTCGATCGGAACGGCCCCGCCGACGAGGCGCGCAATCTCGGCCGAGTGGTTGGGCCGGGCGCGCACCGGCGACGCCGGCGCTGTCCGCAACGCAGGGTGTTCCATCCCCGCGAGCCGGGCCGCCTCGTCGAAGAGCGCGCCGTCGCAGAGGCCGGTCGCCTGCGCGATGAGGTCGATGGGACCGGCCCGCTCGCCAGTGGCGTAGTCGAATCCCCAGCCGGCATAGGGTCCGTCGAGATGGATGGTGCAGGAGCCCTCCTTGCGCGGCGGTCGACCGGAGAGGTCTGCGCAGCGCAAGGAACGGCGGTCACGTGCAAGCCGGGCTTCGGGAAAGAGCCCCGGCAGCCAGTCGGCGGCCGTGCAGGCAAGCCGCTCCTTCACCGCCGCCAGATCGTGCCGGGTCTTCGGGACCGCGATGTCGTTGAGGTCGATCATCGCGCCCCTCAGGCCAGAAGGACGAGCCCGCGCTCGGCCCGGGTGATAGCGGTGTAGAGCCAGCGGCGCCGGTCGATCTCGCTGCGGCCCAGCCCGTCGTCCCAGACGATCACGTTCTCCCACTGCGAGCCCTGCGCCTTGTGGGCGGTGATCGCCCACCCGAAGGTCGCCTCGGTCAGCAGACGCTTCTCCTTGTAGTCGCGGTCGTGGCGCTTGTCGTCGTAGGCGACGTGGTCCTCGAAATGGCCCTTGTAGATGCGCAGCCGGCCCGGGCGCCCGTCCTCATAGGGCTCGCCGATGTGGCGCCCGTCCTCGTCGTGGACGACAGCGGAGAAGTAGAGACTGCCCTCGTCGACGATGTCCTCGAGCGTCACGAACATCCCGTTGATCAGCCCCAGATCGTTCTGGTTCTTCAGGCAGATGATCTTCTCGGCCGGTCCCGTGGGCAGCCAGGTCCCGCCGAGCCCCGCGGCTGCGCGCATGGCGTTGTTGATCTGCAGCCGCGTGGCGTTCAGCCCGCAGATAAGCTGGCCGCCGCGGAGTGCTTGCTCGGGCGTGATGTCGCCCTTGCGGAGCTTGGCGACATGGTCGTCGTAGACGCCGAAGCCGATGGGCCGACCCTCCCGCGCCATCGTGGCGAGGCGGATGATCGCGCTCTCGGCCGCCTGGCGGTGGATCTCGGTCAGCATCACGTCCGGCTCGTCGCGGGTGAAGGCGCCTTCGCCCCGGATCGGCGGCAGCTGGCCGGGATCGCCGAGCACGAGGATCGGCTTGCCGAAGCTCATCAGGTCGCGCGCCATTTCCTCGCCGACCATCGAGACCTCGTCGAGCACGATGAGCCGGGCGTCGGCCGCGTCGCTCTGCGGGTTCAGGGCGAAGCGCGGGTGCTTCATCGCCGAGAGCCCCTGGCGCATCGCCTCGATCGCGGCATCGGCCGTGGTGCGCGCGAACCCGGTGAGACGGAGCGCGTCGCGTTCGGCCATCGCAATCTTGCGGGCAGCCTCCTCGATTTCCTCCTCGGTCGACTCGATCACCGAGTAGATCAGGCTGTGGATGGTGCGCGCCGGCGTGCCCTTGCGGGTCAGCACCAGCGCGGCCTTGCCGGTGAAGGTGGCGGTGACGACGCCGGGGACGCACCGGCCGTCCTTCGCGCTGCGGTGGGGTGAGAGACCGAGTTCGTCGAGCGCGAACTTCAGCACGGTGCTCTTGCCGGACCCGGCATAGCCGAAGAGGCGGAACACCTGCTGCTGCTCTGTGCGGGTTTCGAACCACTCCTTGATCTCGCGGATCGCGGCGGCCTGCGTGGCGGATGGGGTGAACTCGGTCATGGCTGGGGCATCTCAACTGCGTAATCCTTGACGATCCCGCCGCGGGTCGGATCGCCCACCTCGCACGGACGGACGAAGACCCGGCGCCCATCGGCCAGCTGCCGCCAGTGACCGCGTCGGATGTGCCAGCGCGGGCTGGCGTGACTGCCGCCCTGCGGCGGTGTCGCTGCCCGCAGGCGCGCCGGATCGATGGCGACCTGGCGCCAGACCCACCCCTGGATCCCGGCGCGCGCGAAAGGCTTGCGCCGTGTCGAGGGCACGCGGCGCTCCCGGACGTCCGCAGCCTGGGAGAGTATCGCGAGGCCGCGCCAGACGATGGCAGCCGCGGCTTGACCGCACTGTTCCGCCATCTCCACGTCTTCAAGCGCCGGATTGGCGGCGAACTCGGCGACACCGCCGTCCGCGATCCACACGTGGGCATGGACGTCCGTCCATCGCCGCGGGGAGCGCCAAAGGGAAAGCCAGAGAGCCTCTATGCCATCAGGGCGCTGCCTCGCGTACACGATCTGGCTGCGGATCTGTGGCCCACGGTCGCGCAGCTCGAATATCGTGTCGGGGTGTGGAAGGCGCTGCGGTCCTGCCGCCAGGCGACGTGCCAGCGCATCGACCTCGTCGGAGTCGAACCTCTCCTGATCGGCGAAGCGCCAGACAGGCGCAAACTCGAACCCGTCGAGCAGTTCGGGCATCCAGAACCGCTCGCGATGCGCGCGCACGATCCGCTTGAGCTCATAGGCGTCGGGGATCATCGCCGGGGCTCCGCCCGTTCGCGGCTGAAACGCTCCACCGGAGCGTTTCCGGGACGCTGCTCACCCCAGCACCGTTTCGCCCATGCACAAGGAGCGTGCCACTTGCCGGCCGCCATGCCGCCGCGGCAGAGGACTGCGGTAGGCTCGGCCGCGGCGCGCGGCAGCCATTCCCCCGCCTCGGAGGCTCGCACCACGGCGACGGCGCGGTCCGACATTTCCTGCGCGAGATGCGCGTCGAAGGGCACGAGCTCGGCGTGCAATTCCATCGTGTCGCGGTTCAGCGCGGTGAAGAGCGCCGGGGCCGGCAGCTCCATGTAGGCCTGGTAGAGCGCGATCTGGGCCGCATAGACCGGCCGTGCGAGACTGACGCCGCGCTTGACCACATCCTTCCAGCTGGCCGCGCCGAGCGCCTTGTTCTCCCAGAGCGCGGGATAGTCCATCGCGACGGGACCAGAGACGAGGCAGCCATCGATATGGCCCTTGAAGCGCCCGCCGAGGGCTTCGAACCCGAACTGGCGGCCGTCCGGGCGTTCGGTTCGCAGGTCGAACCCCGCGATCCGGAACCAGCCGGCAACGATGTCCTCGGCCCGGTGGCCCGCCTCGAAGATGCGCAGCGTGCGCGGCGCGAACTCCTGGCCCTCGTCCTTCGGGACCGCGAGGAAGTCGTACTGGATCTGGCGAAGGCAGTCGCGGCCGAGACCCGAGGAACTGACATAGCTGCGCGCACGCTCGGCGCGGTGGCGCGCGGACAGCGCCGTGTCGATGGCGGCGGACACGGCTTCGGCAATGGGCGGGCGCGGCGCAGCGGCGCCGTAGAGGAAGCCGGATTTGTGGTTCAGGTCGATCATCGCTCGCGCTCCCAGAACCCGCCGGCCTGAGCGATGCAGGTCAGCTTGTGGAACTGCGCGTCCGTGAGCCGGGCGCTCTCGCCGAAGCGCGCCAGCTTCTCGCGGAGGCTGTCGCAGAACTCGATCTCGAAGTCGGTGACGGCGTTCTCGACGGCAGCCTCGAGCAGATGCTTCCAGCTGCAGGCCGCCGTGTCGTCGTTCAGGTCGATCATCGTGCGCCCCCTCAGAACGGAATGGGGTCGTCGAGGACCGTGCCGGTGCGTTCCTTGCGCTCGGCCTGGTCCTGCATGCTGTCGATGTAGCCGGTAACCGCCGCCTCGATGAGGCGGTCGATGTCCTCGGCGCTGCGGTGAAAGAAGGGCTCCATGAGCCCGAGGTCGGTGAGCGCTTCGGCGAAGAGCGTCCGCGCATCGCGGATCGCACGGGCCTCGCGCGCGGTCTTGTCGATCATGCCGTTGTTCCTTCGGGCGATGGCGCTGCCCACGTCCTGACAGCGGCGCGAGCAGAAGCGGTGGTAGGGGTGGCGATCCCAGCGGAGACCGTGGCAGTAGCCGATGCCGCGCGCCTCGCGGGCGCAAACGGCGCAGAGAGCTACCCGAGCAAGAATGTCGCGATCGGGTCCTCGGGCGGCCAGCCCGCCCTCTGGAGCTTTTCGGACTGGAGCACGATCCAGCGGGAGATCGCGTTGCTGGCCATGGCTTCGAGGTCGCCGAGGCTGAGGCTTGCGATGGGGGCGTGCAGTCTTCCTCGGGCCTCGAGCCATCGTCCGATCTCCAGCGCCGCCTCGCGCGTCACATGCGCCTGCCATTCATCCGGGGTCATCGGCCCGGCAGGATCGCGCCGGGCCTCGGGCCGCGGCGAAGGCCGGTTTGACCTCCGCCGCGACGCTGCCGACCGCGCCTCAGCCATTGAGCCAGGCGGGCATGCCGGTCGCCGGCGCGGCGCCCGGCGTGGACGGCGGGGATGCGGGCGATTGCTGGGCCGACGGCTGCTGCGTGGGCTGCTGCGGCGCGGCCGCCTGTGCGCCCCAGGCCGGAGCCGCGGACGGCGCTTGCGGTTGCGCACCCCATGCCGGCGTGGGCGCCTGCCAGCCCGGCGCCGGCGCGCTCGCGGCCTTGCGCGGCGGGGCATTGACGGGCTCCGGGGGAACGGCTTCGCCGCGCAGGATGGCGGCATGCTGCGGCTCGTCAGGCAGAACAACGTTCGCGATCCGGTTCTGGTCGCGGTACTGGGGGTTGGACGCGGGCTCCACCATGATCCGCGCGGCGAAGACGATGCCGTCGAGATGCTTGAGCCCGGGCAGCACCCGCTTGGCCTTGGCGTCGGGGCTCTCGTCCCTGGGATCGAGCCCGAGAGCGCTGTCGACCATCGCCCGAAAGGTGGATTTCGAGATCTTCCAGCCGATCGACTGGCCCTTCTCGTCGACCTTGCCGCCTGCGACGGTGAAGCTCTGCCAGAACTTCCGCCGGGCATGGGGCCCTTCGAGGATGGTGAATTCGCAATCCAGCATCTTCGCGTCGCTCGACTGCGAGGCCTTTAGGAGCTTCGCGTCCATCGCGGTAGCGCCGTCGACGCCGCCGGGGCGCACGGTCAGGCGGACCTTGGCGAAGGTGCCGTCGGGGATCAGCTCGCCGATGGGGGCCATCTGGGGCTGGGCGTCGTTGAGATCGTAGCTCATGGGTCTGTCCTTTGCGTCTGGATCAGGAAGGAGTGGCGGGGTGAGCTGGGGCGCGGCCGTCGATCTTGGCGATCAGCGCACCGAGATCGGGCGGCTCGGTCGTGTCGAGGCGGCCGGAGCGGTCCTTGGCGGGAAGGCCCCAGGGATTGCCGGAGCGGCAGACGAGGCGGCGCTCGGCGGAGGTCTCGTCGAGGGTCCAGTCGCCCTTGGCGTCTCGGCCGAAGAGCTGCATCGAGACGACCTGGTCGACGATGCCCGGCAATTCGCGGCCGGCCTTCGTGCCCTCCATCTGCGGCTGCCACGTCGTCGCGCCGAACTCGTCGGTGACCTTCTCGAGCACGCCCACGAAGATCACCGTCTTGCCGCGGGCATGCTGGAGGTGCTTCAGCGCCTGAATCACCTCGCGACCCAGAAGCCCGTAGGCGCCGCGGACATCCGGCTTGCCGGTCCGCTCGGAGAAGGCCTCCGGCTGCTGGCGGGCATAGGCCATGGCCTGCCGCGTCAGATCGGTGATCGAATCGACAAAGATGATCCGCTTCCGGGACAGGAAGTCCTCGATCCCCGTGCCGAGATACTGCTGCTGCAGCCAAGCGTGATACTCGGCGCCGTACCAGGACTTCGGATGCTGGGCCGGATCGTGCCCGCCGATCAGCACGGCGAGATCGCGGAAATCGGTGAAGCTGCGCACCGGGATCGAGTCCCCGCGCCAGTCCTGCACTGATTTCATGCCCGCTTCGAGATCGAGGCAGACGGTCTCCTCGGCGGGCAGCGTCTTCAGGAGGGTGGTCTTGCCGACGCCGGGCGGGCCGAAGATGGCGAGGGACGTCTTGTTCTCGGCGGCCGAGAGCCGTTCGTCGGCGGTGATGATGCGGAAGGCCATGGGGTTCTCCGGGATTGCGTTCAGGGGGCGCGGCGGCGGGGGTGACCGGGTGCCGAAGGGGAACCTGCCCGGCGTTGCCGACCGGGCGTCCCGCCGCCGCGCGTCACCGGTCTCGAGCCTCGAGCCGGAAGACGGGTTTGCCGGTGGTCTCGCTGCGCGCGTCCGCGAAGCCGTCGCGCATAGCCGCGGGCCAGGCGCCGTAGCGCCGCTCGGGCACGCGATAGGCGATCTCGAGATACTCGGCCGGGTCGTCGCCGGCGGCGCGGATGCGCTCGGCCATGGCGGCGAGCCGGTCCTGATCCCAGGAAACCTTCTTCGGCAGGTCCGCGACGACCACGACACCCTCGTCCTCGACGCGCACGGTGCCGCTGGTCTTGCCCTGAGCGGTCCGCTCGGCCGCGGCGGCGGCCTCGTAGCGCTGTGCGATGCCGGCCTCGAGCCGGTCCCGAAGCCGCTTCACGCGGGCGGTCTCGGCGAACGCCGTCGTCTGCAGATCCAGCAGCATCTCGGGCGGCAGCGCCGCGATGTCGCCGAGGGCGAGGCGTTCGAGATCGTCGAAGCGGGGAGCGTTGTCAGGGTGCGGCATGGCGGGGTCTCCGTTGGAAGGGAATGGCAGGGCCATCACGCGGCGCGCTCATCGAGGAGCAGCGCCGAGAGCGCGGGAGCGGCGGCCTTCGGTCTCGGGCGGGCGACGGCGATGTAGGCGAAGCGGTCGGGGCCCAAGCGCTCCTGCACGAGGTGGACGAGGCCCTTCTCGAAGGCGCCCAGTGCGGCCTGACCGAGATCGGCAAGCTGACGGCGCTCGGGCTCGGGCAAGGTCGAAATCACCGGCGTGACATCGATCCCGAGAAATCCGCAGTGGTACTCGAGCCGCGCGCCAGCCTCGGCCTGCGCGATCCAGGCGTAGAGCTCGACATCAGTGAGCTGCGGCCTCGCTACGCGGGCGCCGATTGGGATTGCGGCGACCATCAGCACAGCCGCGCAGTCCGTTGGTGCGTGGCACCATGACCGCTGTCCCGCGCCGGGTCCGCGGTCAGACGGCGGGGCGCGTGGCCGGCACGCGCGACGGCCTCGCTGATCTTCAGGGCGCGCTGAAGCTGGCTCTGCTCGAAGGCCTCGACGTCGGCGAGCCGGTAGAGCACGCGCCCGCCGAGCTTGAGGAAGGCCGGTCCCTGGCCGCTGTAGCGCCAGCGTTCCAGCGTCCGGTGGGAGATCCCCCAGCGCCGGGCCAGCTCCTTCTGGTTCAGGCAATGCCTCTGCAGCATCGGTGTCTCCTCTCGTTGTCGAGGAGACCATGCGAAATTACGGTGTGGGATGTCGTGGGGACTGGCGGGGGATGCGGAGGGGGATCAGTCGGTCCTTGCAGGACTGGCTCTTGGCCGTTGGCGGGGCGCCGTCATCCCGGTACAAACCGGCAAGATGGGTGACGTTTTGGACCGGGAACATGGGTAACAGGTCAAACTGGCTGGCGAGGGGGACTTGCCGATGCCTTGGAGAGAGACCTGCACCATGGATGCACGCCT